CCCCCGTTCCCCCACCTACGCGAGTAGGGCTGATGTCGTTAGACTATCAGTGCACGGCAGCAGATCCACCTCAATGAGGTAAGGATCCCACGCTGTGCGTCGCAGCCAGGGTGGCTGTTTGGCAATAAAGAACTGCCCTTCAGACCCTGGGTTACAAGACAACGGTAGTTTTGTTGTCTCCCGCACGGTTAACCAGAAAAGAAAACCAGCATGCTGGTCGAACTTATAGGGCCGAATCTTCCGAAGAAGCTTCGATCTGGGGAAATCCCCAGAAACCAAGGCTGAATCAGATTCAGGATCTTGGCCTCCTTTAAGTATCTCTGGTATACTATTCGACCATTTCCTGTGAAAAGCGATGACTTCTGGTGTCGAAAGACACTTAAAGCCACAGTCATCCCACAAGAGCAGGCGGTTTAGCAACCGTATGATGTCCGATAAGAACACCACGGGCTCCCTCACGTAAAAGGGTGTAACGTCTAAGCCTCGGTAATAGTGTTTACCACACGACTCCCGTAGCGGACCAGACCAATTAGACTTCTTGGAATTAACCTTGAAGCCCAACCAGCTGAAGACTCTTGCGAGTCTCGGCCCGATAGCGGAAGGACATATGATATCATCACCGTAAACTGAAACGCGCCCTTTCTTACAGGAGTGCCTAGCAATCGAACGGGTTAACGCCCAAAAGATTAGCGACTCAAGTTCGAAAGTAAAGCCATTACCCATGGAAGAAAACATCTCCAGGGAATGACTCTCACCGTCTACTAAAACGGCATGAACGCGAATGTCGTCCAACACAGCGTACCACTCAAAAGGCAGAAGGCTTAACACCAACTGCTTCGAAATGGTATCTGACGCAGAACTAAGGTCAACTGTGGCGAGCTTATCGAAATAAGCTCGTTTGGCTAAGCCTTGATTGACGGTTTGATCGTTAAGATCAATCCCGACGCGACGCAAACCCTTTCGGATATGCGCGCCTGCACAACGTTGGAGAAACATATTGATCTCAGGTTCCTTACAAGCAACCCGATCAATATCAGTAGACTTAGGCACTGTGAACAACACACTCTCATTCATCACCTTGAGCTCCTGTTTTACCAGGACGGTCCCCGCAGATGCGGAAAACCAATGCTTTAGGGCTTTGTCTGATACGTGTGCTTCGCCAACGTGCTTTAGAAGCGCAGCCATAGGGCTGCGACCGATACGAGTACTCGCACCATTCGTATGACTTCCCTTTGTAAAGAGGGTCGCCGTTTCAAGTGGTCCAAGTACTTTGGCAATAAGCTTCCTAGCTGAAGAAAGGATCTCCAAACTAGTAGCCCAACCAAAATCCTTGTCGTCTGAATCAAGAAACAGACGACAATTCGTTGATCGGTTTGACACTTCTGCATCCATCCACTTACGAATGGCTGCAGCACGTCTTACTTCGGGAGACGTCGTCCTAGGGTCAGAATACTTTCGTAGGTATTCCTCTCGCAGGTACACGTTCTTTGGCTCTTGAGTCTCAGCCAGTTTGTCAACCAGCTGAGTTAAATCACTCAAGAAACCTTCCCCGATGTGAGCAGGCAAGAAGTTAGCGGTCCGTAAGGATTTGCGCTTCGTCCTCATTTTCGATCTCCTATAGAAGTAACGAAAGGTTACGGCTTATGTAATGAAACAATCACCGCTTCTGGGTTTTAGTAGATAGTTAGGTTTCGTGTTAAGATCCCTAACAACGTCATCGAAAGTCCGTAAGGTCTTTCGTGTCAGCACCTGGTCGGTACGCAATTCAGCTGTGAAGCTGGTTACGGCCGTGTAAATAGCATCGTTCAAAGCGAACAATGCACCCAGGCAAGCAATGACGATCAACAGATCCAGATGTCGCCGAAGGGCGACTACCAGATTACGCATACCTTAGTACACGTCCTGCAGACCAACGCACACACCGTCAACGACGGGTTGTGTGTCTCCAGAAAACACACTGGACAGGATGCCCAGCAGGTTCTTCCGTTCCTGAGAAGTCGAGCTCTCCGAAAAGATGAAATTCACATCTGCATAAGCAGTGCGAACCACTTTCGGGCTCACAATGCCGTTGACCGTCTCATCGACGACAATCGGCATAGCAACGCGGACACGAGGGCGGTAAACCGCTCCCGTTTTGCGTGTCGACACGGTGATAACATTGTCACCGATAGGAACGCCTGCAGAGTCAGCTTCCCGGAATTCCGGAACACCACCGCCCGAAGAAGGGCTGAAGGTGTGACTCACAGGGGTCGTTTCGCGGTCAAAAGCCACGATGGGTTCGCGTTCGGGCATGTTTAATGCTCCATAGCTACGGGCGAGTTATCGCCCTGGTTCTCAAAGTGCAGAATTGCGACTCTGAGTAGGTGGTTACAAATCACCTGAGACGTACAGCAACAAGAGCGGCAGCGATGCCTTTCCTGTAGCTGGTATTAAGCCCCTTCCCTAGGGTTATCCGAGCGATCGGAAACCCGCCAATTGGCACCCTCTGCATTGCAAAGGTTCTTACTTGCCAACTTGGGAAGACACCACCACTATCCGGCGCGAAGCCGGGATTAAAACCGTGGTTGGTGATAATACCATTACTCCTCGAATACTCAGTTCGGTATCCTGACACGAAGTCAAGACCAAAAGAAGCATCAAGGAGATCCAAGAACTTACCGATCGTGACAAAGTAATCTGCCACAAACGAAAGTCCCACCAACTCCCACGCAATGGAGAGCGGGTTGGAAAAGCCCAATCGTGACCACATCCGTGAATCACGTGGGTTTATCCGTGCAGTAACGCCAGATTGGCATCCCTGTACGGTGGTACCGGTAAAGCTATAACCAGTAAAGAGAAGTTTTACATTTTCTCCTTCTGTATTAGCCATATATCGAACTGTCAAGTCGTCTGGATTCTCCAGGGACTTGTGAATGGCTTCTTTAAGGCCATTAACCTCGTTCAGAAAAGGTAACCATCCAAGTTGGATGGCTAACCAAAATCCTGCCGGGGTCGAGAGATCCGTTTTGGGGTTCTTAAGCAAGTGCTTGAACTCCTTCTTTAAGGATTTCCTACCGCGCTTCGAAAAGCAACGAAGGAAAATAGTGATTACCCTAAGAAAAGGGTTTATCATCATCTCTCTCAGTTCGGATATTTCACCGAGGGCAGTTCCTAACTGGGCCTCCGCATCCTTGCACTTAGCAAGAAGATTATTTGTGGTCCTATCACGGATCCACGAATTAATCCGCGGGGTAAAGTAGCCCGTGTAGCCGCCTAGGCCAACATGCGCGTTCAAAACATCTACGGCTAAAACCTTAGATCCAGAGAACGACATGGTCTTGACGGTTGGACGATAAACCCAACCATGACTGTCAAGACAACTTGAGCTGCTCAGTTTGTAAAGCTGAGAAGCCTTAGGCCTAATATTGATATCAAATGCAGCATAAAACGTTGCAGAATGATGATCACCCTGCTGGATGTCAAATCTACCGCTAGAGCGGAGGAGTTGAGTACCCGTTTCAACTGATTGAATCGGCGCACACCCGATGTAAGTCGGATTGTGCACTGTTTTCTTCGTCGCAGCCACGTGGCTGTAACGAGTGACGACGTCTCTCATGGTAAGTTTCTCCTGTTAAGGCGAGACTTAGTTAGGCCATGAGAAGGCTGGAGCATCTCACGATAGCTCAATCTACATTATGTAGATCCTAGTGCTCGCACTAGC